TCTACCATTATTAGGATCTCCTTCAGTAGTCATTGATCTACCTAAAATACTACCAGTTTGGAAATACATGTTTAAAGCTTCTTTAGCATTATATGTAGTACCATTACCTAAGTCTACTTCTGCTAGTCCATCAACATCTAAGTATACACCATCAGGTATTACTTTAGATATTACTTGTTGTATTTTTAAATGAGTTATTTGTATCATATCAGCAAAGCCCATCATACGACTTACTAAACTTTCTATTCTACCATGATACATTTTAGGTGCACATATGTTGTAGTTCATGTTTACCTTAACTAAGTTAGATTTTGGTCTTGTCATATTTTCAGACATTTTCCACTCTAACATCATATCATATCCTAGAACCTTAGCACCAGTATATAGAACTTCTATTGATCTACTAACTCTATCAAAGTTATCATTTTGTTCTGGATTAAAAGTATCTGGTTTTTCTAAAGCTTTTTCTAAACCTGTAGCAGTCTTTTTTATTTTAAATACTTGCTCGCTATATGTTTTGTATTCAAAATACATTATGTATATAGCATTACCGTCTCTTCTGCCATTGTAATTATATAAATAATTACTATTACCTTGATACTGTTGTAATCTTTCTAGTTCTGAATCTGTAAGTTGAGGAAACTGCTTTTTAGCATCGGCTAAAGTTATAGGTTTAACTTCGCCTACGTACCATAAATCTTCAAAGTTTGGATCTTCACTGTAAGAATAAACCATACGAGCTGGATCTACATATTCTACAGTAACACCTTCAGCTTTGTTAAAGTTAGTTTTTACAGCACTCATACCTAACACTACTAAATCTTCAAGTAATCTCTTTTTAGTTAGATCATATCTATTCATCTGCAAAGAGTTATTTACTGCTTCTTCACAAGCTATTTCTGAAGCTTGTTTGTAGCTTAGTTGCATGTGCAAATCTAACTCATCTTTATTTTCAGGTAGTTCTGAAGGGGTATCACTATTAAATAAATCTAGGTCTAAAGTTTGTTGTAAAGATATTAAAAAATCTTTTGCTTGCATATCTCTTAATATGTCTTCAGCATACTTTGATCTTTGTTGTCTTGATTCTGGATCCTGAGCAAAGGCTTTTATATCATAAACCTTATCGTCCATGCCATTGACAACTATATCTACAAACTTAGGTATTATAGGAACTGGTTTCCAGTCTAAATTAAGATATGATAAATCACCGTTTATAGCTAATTCATCTTTATACTTTTGAACAGGTTGCTCAGCTCTTGAATAAAGCCTACGCATTCTGAAATTATTATAATTAGTATTAAATCTGTTTTCAACTCCAGATCTTGTTCCGCTAAACCAATCACCCTCTATAGCCATTGCAACCTGCCTGCCATAGTCGATACTTTGTTTAACCTCATCAGGTACTACCTGATCTGGAAAAGAGCTATAAGTGTTTGTAATCTTCATTTATTTTATTATTTGTGAAATAGATCCTTTATTATTGTATCTACGTATACCTAAACTAACAGGTGCTACACTTCTTGTTGGAACCGGTCTATACTTGTTTTTGTTACAAGCCATAATTGCCAAACCAGAACTTATAGCGGCATCGTATTTAGTTCTATTATTTATGTTAAATCTCGCCCAATCATCTAATGTTTTTTGGAAATACATATTACCATATCCCGTTTCTATTTGACCTACAAAATTTTCAATATAATATTCTATTGCAGCAGCGTGTGCTTGCTTAATATCTTCGCTTGAGTTAGGTATACCACCTATCTCTCTTTCGGTTATTGATAGCTTATTGTAAAGTTTGTCAGGTCTATTCATACTAAACCCTCTATAACCTCTACGCTTCAAATAATATAACAACCTTGGTTTATTATTTTCAGCTAACAACGGCATCCCATAAAAATGTAATGCCATTAAAACGTCTTCAAAAAATATTTCAGCTGTCTGTGGTCTAGCTATATATTCTAAGAAAAATTGATTAGCAGGAGAGTTTTCCATGCTGAACTTTGTCAATCCATGAAGTGCTCCTTTACTGCCGCGACCATCAACAGTACCGCTAATATCGTAAGAATCACAGCCGAAAGCTCCAATATGTTCGTTAGCGGGGTATTTAATTCCATTTTTTATTATTACGTTGTTTTGAATGTTAAAGTCTGGTACCCAAGAAACTAAAAATCTACCTTTATTGTTTGGTATAAATACTACTTTAGTATCTTTTATTCCGTTTTCCCAGGCAAAATTTCCTTTAGTGATACCAACACTATTGTTTAATTCTTCGTTAAAATCTATTTGTTGATATATTCTAGTTAAGTTGAATAAGCTATCTTTTGTTTCGTCTCTAAAAGCATGTTGTTCCGTACGTGGAAATTGCCTATAGTATTCATTTAAAGCGTCTTGATCGTGCTTTAATCCTTCGACTTCGTTTTCCCAGTGTTTGATAACTCCCGTCGTAATAACCGTACCATCAATTGTTTTGATTGGATCTTTTGGAGATGTGAAGATAGGAAGTCCGTAAGTATCCATGAATCCTTCGTAGTTCCATTCCATAGGTATGAACAAGCTGTAGAGTCCAGAAGCTGTTTGTCCGTTTTTATTTCTTTCAGTAACGTCTGAATTGTAGTATAATTTTTTGAAGTTGTCCCCACCTTTGTCTAAAGCATTTGAAGTTGAGCCCATCATACATTTACCTACGATTCTAGAACCAAGACGTAATGTAGTTTTTGTAACCCTCCAGTTGTTTAATATATTATCAGGTCTTTCCCACTTACCACTTTCATCATGCGCTAGTATTTTTAGCTTTTCACCATCGTAAGAGTTATCACCAGTATTTTTCCAGTCAATAGTTGTATCAAGTCCATCTAGTTCTTCTAGTTGCTCATTATTTTCCAACTTTCTTCTAGTAAGTTTGGATGCTGGAACCCTATATGCCAACTCAGTCTTTGGCCGATCCATACCGTCTTGAATTGGTTTGAAGAAAAACGGATAGTTAACGGATATTGGTACAACCTTATCTGTAAACATTTTTTTAGCATCTGCACCTGACTTACTGAGTATACCAAATCTTGAGTCAGAAGAAATGGTTGCTTTATTGACAAGTTCTGCTGATGCCATAAATGAAAACCCAGATCGTCTGTTTTTAAGATAGCACATTCCATAACATCTGTTATCTGCTTTACAGGCTTCCCAAAATATAAAGAAGAGTCTATTTGATTCTCTATATTCAGGTGCTCCAACATCAATCTTTGACCATTGGAGGTACATGTAATGTGTACCAGTAATATAAGTAGGAATATTATTATTATAAAACCAGTAACCTTGTTCTCTTCTTTTGAATTCTTCGTCGATATAATCATACCACTTCTCTTTAAAATCTAACGGATATTCTTCCCAATCAAATCTAGTCTTTATTCTTTGTAGTTCTTTTGGATATTCAAATCTTTCCCAGTATTGTTCCTCTTGTTTTTTGCTTCGTTTATACGGTTCATCTGCTGTTGGTAAAGCAATGCGGAGACCTTGTATTTCAATAACTGATTCAATTTTACCTGTTTTACTTATTACTACAAAATCATACTCCACGTTATAACCGTACTCCCACTTTTTATATCTGTTGTTTTTAGCTAATATCTTAGGATTTACAACGTCCTTAATTTCTTTCCAAAGCGTCTGTTCGTAACTCACTTACTTCGCCCTTCTGCAAAACCTTTAAATGATTTTACTTCTTTTTCTACTTTATTATTATCACCTGATAAAATAGATTCTTCCTCTTCTATTCTTTGCAGTATTTCAAAAGCATCCATTATACAGAGCTTTTTAGTAGCTGCCGCGTTCTTTAATCTATCAGCTGACACATCATCGTCTGTATGTGTAATGATTTTTTCTTCAGCTACTTTAATTAACTCGTCTACAGCTTTACGCCCAGCTCGGATTATGTTCTTTCTCGTTTCCTTCGTACTCATGAGTTAAAGCTATGTCATTTGATTTCATACAATATAAACGTTCATTATCAATGATAAATTCAAACTCAGAGTTTGGCGTAAACGTTACAAGTGTTCCAGGTGTTATTCCTATGGCTTCTAAGGAGCTATTAGTATATTTCATTATACCAACGTTAGGTTGCTCTTTATTAATGCTTAAATAATCTTTATTTAAAATAGGTTTTACAAAGCAATAAGGTCCATGAGGTTTATTGTTATACATGTATATTTGATCAGGAGTACAAAAGTATAAATCATCTTTAAAATACATAGAGCTATTACGTTCTTTTCCCTTTTGATCATACCATCTTCTAAATATATTATGATGCACATATACATTGTCACCTATCTTTATGTGTGAGCTATAAGCAGCTGGCACCGATACAACAACTGCTTGCTTGCTCACAAATCGGTGGTTCTCTATGGTGGTATTTATGATAAGCGTTTTATCGCCTACCTTTCTTATATTATCATACCTACTATTAAGAGGTTTGATAATAAAGTTATATAAACTTTTCATTAATATTTCAAATCATACTCAACTGATATAGCCATATTACGATTGAACTTTTTCCAAGGAAGAACTTCTTTTGATTTTGTTATATATATATTATAAGACTGATCGTTATCATCAAATAATATATCTGATATTACATGGCCACCGTATACTTCTTGCTGTAGTGAATAATGCATTGCATCATTTTTATAATCTGATCCAATACTTATTTTTCTAATTACTGACATCTTGTTTCTTTTCTCTTTTCCATTTACCAGTTGTCATATCAATATTTATACTTCCATATTTTTCTTTTAAAATATTTTTAGTATTTTTAACAACTTCGTTAGTGTCAGCTAGTTCATGAAGTAACGCATGTTTTCTAGACTCTATATAGCCTATTTCACACATTATTCTGTTAACCTTGTCTTGTTGATTTTTAATTTCTTCAAACTCTTTCTCATCTAATATTCCAGAGTCTACTGTTACTTTACTCATTTTATTTTATTTAATTATTGCCCAAGATGTATCTTTAAATTGCTTAATGTTATTGCCAAAAGTTTCTGTTACAGCTTGCTTTACAGTATCCCAACTGTAATCATGACCAGCTATTATACCGCCTTTTTTTACTACTCTAATACAATCTTTAATATCTCTCAGCACATCTTCGTATTCATGACTAGCATCTATATACGCAAAGTCAAAATATTCATCATCATAGTTATTTATAACATTGTAACTATAATCTTTAATATGATTTATAAAATCAAAATATTTTATATTATTATTAAATTCAGCTTCAACTTCTTTCCATGTGTGGTTAAATATATTGTTAAAGCTTTCTTTTCCCTCAAATGGATCTATACATACTATTTCATTAAAAATACCAGAAGCAGCTATTATCTTAGCAGACTCACCCATATAGCTTCCTATTTCTAACGCTTTTGAATTATCAGGTAATATATCATTAATATAACTTATTAAATCTACAAAACCTAAAAATTGATAATTCTTATTATTATCACTTCTGCGCCACTCAAGGTTTGCATTAAACCTTTGTGTTATCATTTTAGTATATAGCTACGCAATCTGTTCCAACTTTTAATTTAGTAGCTAACATAGGTGTTCTATCACCTACAACTGTCCCTGGTTGTACGCTTTTAAATACCACGTCGTTACCAGCTTCTGTTGTAATAGTAATATCTTGTGCTGAGGACTTACCGTTGTATATTACAACTCCTCTTTCAGATGTATTTGCTATTGCACCTGTTCCAGCTGTTAAAGCTACGGCATCGTGTCCAAAAACTCTAGGCTCTGAAGCCGTGTTTCCTATTAATCCTCGCATTTTTATTTATTTATTTTTGTTATTTTTTCAGCACCACGACTTCCGAAGTATGCTACATAAACTGTTACCAGTAATGTTTTTAATAAGTTTATCCAAGCATCATCAACTTGAAACTGTAAGTGAAAAGAATCTACAGCCATCATAAACACGGCTGATGCTGTTAAAAATATAAGAGCTAATGGTCTAGTATTTTTACTTAACCAAGAGTCTGACTTCATATCAGCTCTCCACCTGCTTGATACTTCTTTTAATTCTTGAAGATCTTGCTCAATAAGTTTCATAGCTTGCTCTTTATCAACTGCCTTAATCTTATTATCACTTGTTATAAGATTTTTTACAACACCAAGTGTTCCTTGGTTAGGAAGTATATCGCCAATAGCGTCTAATACTTTAGGTGCTTTACTAGCTAAAAATGCACCTACTTTAGTTTCTTTAAATGTTTTCTTTTCCATTAAAAGTCAATTTTTTTTGTTTTTAAAGCTTCCATATTTTTAGCATACTGTTTTTCTAATCTTTGTACAGCATTAGAATGTGGAGCATTTTGTTTATCTTTTAAAAACTGATCACTAAGCCTATCAGACTCTGCTTTTCTTAATCTATCTTGAGTATTAGTTCCTTTAAAAACATCTGGAAAATTAGTTTTAAATTGTTCTAAAGCTTTTGAAGATTTTTCATAAGCAGAGGCTCTATCCTTACTGTTAGTTCCAAATAAACTTTCAGAAATAAGAGATGCATTAGCATTTACACCTCCTTTTTCTTTAGCTTCTGCAGCTAACTCAGCAAGCGTTGTAGTACCACCAGGAACAACTTCACCTTTTTTATTTACTTTAGTATAAACAAACTTCATGTTGTTTACTCTTTCTTTAGTATTTTTACCAAGGTTATCGTAATCTTGTCCTGGTACTATCTCTACAGTTGCACCATTATTACCATAAGGAATTTGTAATTCTTTTTTGTTACCAGTTGTTGAAGCAGATTTTAATCTATCACGATATGTACTATAACTTTTTTTAAAGTCACCATATTCAGCTGTAACGTCTTGCATGCCTTTAGTAAACTGTCTATTATAATCTGCATCACTACCCTGGTCGTTTTTCTTAAATTTATTATAACTTGCTGCATTTTCAAGCGTCTTGTCAATACCTACTCCTTGAAAATTATCAGCAGTTATAGTCTTAGTATTAAAACCCATATCCCCACTTTCATTACTTCTCATACGTTGGTTTTCTACAAAACTACCAGTACTAGGATTAAACTGCACGTAGCTTCCACTGTAAGGTGTTTTTTTACTTTGAGAATTACCACTTATATCAGTATCATTTGAAATTTCAAAAGCTCCAGGTCCAAACCTTTTAACCATTGATGGACCAAACTTTTCATTCATAGAAACTTTTTCAGTATCTGCAACTCTACGCTTTCTACCCATTTGTTTTATAAAAGACAAAGGTGTATCAGACTCATACATATTAGGTGGTCCTGTTAGTTTGTTAGGTTTAGGTCTCATATCTTTTTGTTCTAGATTATCTCCAGCTTTATAAGCGTTTTTCTCCCAAGGTAAAGACTTATCACTTTCGTTAAAATCTTCTCTGTCTACCTTTTTAATACCTTCACCGTCTAAGTTATGATATACAGCATTGTCATCATAATCTAATTTACCATCCATCATATCCC